TCGGTATCCACACCGTATCTTCGACGAAACTACGGATGCGAAGCTGTTCAGGTAAGCGAGAAGAACCTATATAAAGTCGCTGCCTGGTGTGGTGGGCGAGTCAAGCGTGCGCGGATCGACGGCGTAGATCGACTGTACATCGAAGTACCGGTTGCCTTGCGCACTGGCGGTACGACAGCAAAACGTGCGTATGTCGGGGAATGGGTAATACTCGATCCGGACGGCTTCAAGGTTTACGACAACAAGGAATTCAACACCATATTCAAACCGTGGCCTGAGAGATTCTGAGGTTGGTTGTGTGTTCCCAGTGGGATCTGGGGCGTGGGGCAAGGGAGTATCTGCGCCCCTATCCTGCTGGTTCTCTGTTCGCTAGAGATTGGAACATCATGGATGCAACACCGATATTCGACAAACTTGTCGAGGAGTATGAGAAAGGCGGAGAGAACAAGTACTACCAGGACCTCCTGATCGGTCCTACGAGGTTCGTATGGGGGCTGGTGGCACGTATACCCTTGAAGGACGTGCAGCCGCTCAAGAACGGCGACACCGGCCGTGGCTGGACGCTCTACTTCGGAAAGGACGGCGATGGTGAGGAGGAGGTACTACAACATGATTCCGGTACAGAACGAGCCGAAGCCGAGACAGAATCCGGATTTGATAATCCTGAGACTGCAGAGCAAGGCGACACCGGAGAGTGTGAGGAAGATTCAGGGAGTGGCGATGTCACTGGGCATCCTGAAGGGGGTTCCGGTGGCTCTGGAGATACCTCGGAGGACTCTGTTGAAGGTTCGTCTGATGGAGCTCCTACGGCGCCTGACAGCCCTGTAAGGGACCTCAGCGACGCAACCATACCTGTACCACCTAGGAGTGGTGTCAGGCCTCTCAGAAGGCTTCCTCGCCGTGTCCCCGGCGAAAGCCTCAGCAAGATACAAAACTTCATAGAGACCTTACTCGACTCACTCAAGACTGCGTTCACTCACCCCACGGGTGACGCAGCCTAACAACTGGAGAAGTCATGGTAGTGGACCTGTACCCACACCAGAGGACAGCAGTAGACCGTCTAAGCAACGGGAAAATTCTCTGGGGCGGGGTCGGGACTGGCAAGTCGCTCACGGCAGCAGCCTATTATATGGAGAAGGAAGCGCCGAAGGACGTCTATGTCATTACCACCGCCAAGAAGCGCGATTCCCTTGATTGGGAGCGAGAGTTCGTCAAATACGGCGTGTACAAAAGCAAAGACGCGACCGTGGCTGGCGTTCTAAGGGTGGATTCTTGGAACAACATAGCGAAGTACAAGAACGTCAAGGGCGCGCTCTTCATCTTCGACGAGCAACGCCTTGTAGGTAGTGGCGCATGGGTGAGAAGCTTCGAATTCATCGCCAAGCGCAATAACTGGATTCTTGTCAGTGCAACACCTGGTGACACCTGGATGGATTACGTCCCGGTCTTCATCGCGAATGGCTTCTATCAAAATAGAACGGAGTTCAAGCGCGATCACGTAGTCTACAACACGTATACAAAATTTCCGAAGATCGACCGCTACACGAACGTCGGAAAACTCGTGCGATTACGGAATCAGTTGTTGGTACACATGCCCTATGAGCGTCACACGATCCGTCATACTAAGACGCTTCACGTCGATCACGACAGCACCTTACGCGACCGGGTGTTCAAGGATCGATGGCACGTCTATGAGGATCGACCGATCAGAAACGTTTCAGAGCTGTTCTACGTAGCACGCAAAGTAGTTAATTCGGACCCGTCGCGCCTCGAGATGGTTCGGAATTTGATGGTTAAACATCCGCGATTGATCGTGTTCTACAACTTCGATTATGAGCTAAAAGCTTTGCGACAGCTCGCCGAAGAAGTAACGATTGCGGAGTGGAACGGTCACAAACACGAGGAAATCCCAGAGACCGATCGGTGGCTGTACCTGGTTCAGTACGTCGCCGGATCGGAGGGATGGAACTGTACGAGCACTAATGCGGAGGTTTTCTACTCGCTGACATATTCGTACAAAAACTGGCATCAGGCATTCGGACGGATTGATCGACTAAACACCCCATTCCGGGATCTTTACTACTACGTTTTACTCTCGGATTCGGCGATCGATCAAGCTGTGATGAAGTGCCTTCGGGGGAAAAAGAGCTTCAACGAAGCCGAATTTCTTCGTTCGAGGACTGTCAAATCCTCTGTCAAATCTGAAACGGATCTGACAGCGGGTGTCTGATCTAGGTGTTATGTCCGAGTCGTTCATGATCATCTGTCAAATATTTGACAAGCGATCATGGATTTGACAACGGATTTGACAACGATGATCTTGTGAAAAACAGCTGATCGCAGCCTCGACTCCGTAATTATGTCCGTTTTGTCGCCCCGATCTTGTCAAATGTCAAATCTTTTTGAAAAATAACCCTTTCACGGAAGTTCCAATATCTATAGATATTAGGATTGCAATAATAAAAAGTTTTTGGTTTCAGATTTGACATTTGACAAGGGGAGTCGTTCTGTCCTAATCCGATCAGCGGCGTCCTTTGTGCACCAGTTGTATAGCTTCCTTGCACCAAGGAAAGCGAGCGAAACCTTAATGCCAACTGAGTGGCGCCCGATACCGTCCTTCCCGGGTTACTCCGTCAGCGAAACCGGTTACGTCCGAAACGACGAGACTGGCCGAGTGCTGACGCTGTTGGTTAACCAGTCCGGAGTAGTCAATGTCGGACTGACCAAGAAGTGCAAGCAGTACAAGCGATCGGTGGCTCTTCTGGTCGCTAATGCATTCCTCGAGTTTCGCATCCACGATTCGTTCGACACACCGATAAACCTCAACGGTGATCGGCTCAACAACAACGTCTGGAATCTCGCTTGGCGCCCGAGATGGTTCGCGACCAAGTACTTCCGCCAATTCGATGAACCTTCACTGGCAGTAGAACGCCCAGTCCAAGAGATGGAAACAGGTAAGAAGTTTTACAGTCATTGGGAGGCAGCCTTCAAGTACGGGTTGCTTGCCACGTCCGTATTGATTGCGGCGATGGAACAAACCGAGGTCTGGCCGACTAAGCAACACTTTCGGCTGATCGACGGTTACACAGATATTAGGTCGCGTCGCAATCGCAGCATATGATAGAAGGTGTAGGATACGCTTTTTGCATACCACAGCGAAGGCAGTACATTCATGTTAGAAAGAGACTTTCAGCCGAAGCTGATTAAGCGTCTTCGCGAGATGTTCCCTGAGTGTGTCATCCTGAAGAACGACCCCAACTACATGCAAGGCATTCTGGACCTCGTGATATTCTGGGGACCGTGTTGGGCCATGCTAGAGGTCAAGAAGGACGCCAAAGCTTCAAAGCGCCCGAACCAGGATTACTACATCGAACAACTTAATGAGATGTCCTTCGCCGCGCTTATCTACCCTTCTAATGCGGAGGAAGTTCTGAGTGCTCTTCAACAGGCATTCGAATCTTGCCGGAACTCATGCGTTCCTCGGCGCCAGTAACTATCACTGGATCAATTACACAGACGACAAGCTCGAGCATGCCTTCAGGACGTCACAGGCGGCCCGTAGAGGCGTCGAGATGCATCAACTGGCCTACGACCTTATCAGGCTCGGTGTGAAGCTCCCTGACGCTCCTGTGACGATTAACCTGTACGTGAACGATGCTATCGGTTTCAAGATGGTTCCTGAACAAATTCTGTTCTACTCGCCGAACTGTTATGGAACTGCAGACGCGATCTCGTTCCGAAAGGGTAAGCGAAAGGGTAAGCTCCGGATTCACGATCTCAAGAACGGTGTAACCAGATCCTCTGAGCATCAACTCGAGGTTTACGCAGCACTCTTCTGCCTTGAGTACCTCGTTAAGCCACACGAGATCGAAACGGAACTTCGAATCTACCAGAACGATGAAGTTCGAATCTACGAAGCCGATCCCGATGTCATCGTTCACATCATGGACAAGATAATCACCTTCGACAAGCGAATCGAAGCGTGGAAGCAAGACGAGCTAGTCTAGGGGGAGGTGTCGTCCGTGGAATTCGATGAGCAAGAATGGTTGGCTCACTACGGTATTCTTCGTAGATCGGGTCGATACCCGTGGGGATCCGGCAAGACACAGGAAGAGCGGAATCGCACTTTCCTGGGAGTGGTGGACGATCTTCGTAAGCAGGGACTCAGCGAAACCGAAATTGCTAAAGGTTTCAATCTCACCACAACGGAACTTCGCGCTGCCAGATCGATCGCCAAGAATGCTGAGAAGCAGGCTCAGATCAACATGGCTCAACGCCTAAAGGACAAGGGATACTCAAACGTAGCCATCGGCAAGCGTATGGGGTTGAACGAGTCTTCGGTACGTGCGCTGTTGGCTCCAGGTGAGAAAGACAAGGCCGACATTCTCGAGGCCACGTCGAACATGCTCAAAGAGCAGGTAGCTGAAAAGGGCTACATCGACATCGGAAGCGGCGTCGAGCATCACTTGGCAATCAGTTCCACCAAGTTGAGCACAGCTGTGGCTCGGCTGCAAGAAGAGGGCTACACAGTTCACTATGTTCACGTTGAACAGTTGGGGACTGGAAAGAAGACCACCATCAAGGTCTTGGCTGCACCCGATACCCCGTACTCCGAAGTTTATCGGAATCGTGGGAACATCAAACAGATCACGAACTACTCCGAAGATGGCGGGCGATCCTACGATCGTATTATGCCGCCCCTCTCGATCAATTCTAAGCGCGTTTCGGTGCGCTATGCAGAAGAGGGTGGCGCAGACGCCGACGGAGTCATCTACGTTCGTCCTGGAGTCAAGGATGTATCGTTGGGCGGTGCAAGGTATGCCCAAGTTCGTGTAGCTGTTGACGGAACGCACTACCTCAAGGGTATGGCCATGTACAAAGATGGTCTGCCCGTTGGTACCGACATCATGTTCAACACGAACAAGAAGTCAACCAGAAACAAACTCGACGCCATGAAGCCAATGAAAGACGATCCAGATACTCCATTTGGAGCTGTGATCAAACGGCAGATTGGTGAAATCGGTAGTGATGGAAAGAAGAAGCTCACCTCGGTCATGAACCTCGTCAACGAGGAAGGTGACTGGGAAAAGTGGTCGAAGACGTTGTCTTCTCAGATGCTGTCTAAGCAGAGTCCTAAGCTCGCTCAGAAGCAACTTGAAATGGCTGCTGAGCGGAAGATGCGAGAGTTCGACGAAATCAAAGCTCTCGACAACCCCGCTGTCAGAAAGAAGCTTCTTGATTCCTTTGCTGATGACGCTGATTCTTCGGCTGTTCATCTGAAGGCTGCAGCTTTGCCACGTCAAGGCTCACACGTCATACTACCGGTTAACACGATGAAAGAAACGGAAGTATACGCACCGAACTTCCGTAATGGTGAAAGGGTTGTTCTCGTTCGCTATCCACACGGCGGTATCTTCGAGATTCCGGAACTCACGGTCAACAACAACCATCCGGATGCGAAGAAGCTGATTGGAACTAATGCCAAAGATGCGATTGGTATCCACAGTAAGGTTGCTGCTCGCTTGTCTGGTGCAGACTTCGACGGTGACACGGTTCTGGTAATCCCGAACAACAACCGATCAATCAAGACAGCACCCGCACTCGAAGGTCTTAAGGGTTTCGATCCTCAGCGTGCTTATCCTGGTTATGAAGGTATGACCAAGATGAGTGCCAGGACCAAACAAGTCGAGATGGGTATAGTTTCGAATCTCATCACCGACATGACGATTCGTGGAGCTTCCGCATCCGAGCTAGCTGCAGCAGTTCGACACTCCATGGTCGTGATCGATGCTGAGAAACACGGTCTCGATTGGAAACG